GCGTTCGATTTCATCGTGGCCTCGTTGGATACGGCATACACTGAGAAAACCGAGAACGACTTCACAGCGATGACAGTTTGGGGAATTTATACGGAGGATCCCGTGTCGGCTGAGGCTATGAAGAAACCGCTTAAATACAAAGACATGTTTCAAAAGGAACGTGGCTACAAAGCACCTCACCCGAAGGTTATGCTTGTTTATGCTTGGCAGGAGCGTCTCACGCTGGGCAACTCGGTGACGAAAGTGGCGGAAACCGTGAAGCGGTTCAAGGTCGACACCATCCTGATCGAAAACAAAGCGGCGGGCATCCCCGTGGCCCAAGAGCTGAGGCGGCTTTATTCGAACCTTGGGTTCCAAGTCATCCTCGATGACCCCAAGTCGTTGGACAAAACGTCGAGGCTCTATTCGATCCAGCACATCTTCTCGGAAGGCATTGTCTATTCGCCCGACAAGAGCTGGGCCGACCAAGTGATCACGCAAATTGCCAGTTTCCCGAAAGGCAAGCACGACGATCTCGTCGACACTGTTTCAATGGCCTTGCGTTATCTGCGAAGAACAGGCATGATTGCCCGACCCGAAGAAGCTCAAAACAACTACGAAAGCGACATGCAACATCGTGGTGCTCCTCCTGCGCCGCTTTATGCTGTTTGATTGAAAAGGACATAGCCAATGGCGCTCACCCCCGGCCTCAGCCCAAACATCCGCCTTGGCTCAGATCAGCCTGAACCGGAACTCCCTGAGGGCATTGAGATCGAGATGACCGATGAGGGCGATGCGCCCAACGTCGATGAAAAGGGCAACCTGCTCAGCATCGAGCATGGCGATGGTTCGGTGACGCTCACGCTCGATGGCTCGCCATTGGAAACCCATGATGACATGAGCCCGGCTGGCTGGTTCGACAACCTCGTCGATGAGATCGGGGAAAGCGAGCTGAGTCGCATTGCTGAAGAGCTCATGAAGGGAATTCAGGATGACCTGGATAGTCGGAAAGAGTGGATTGACGACCGGGCTCAAGGCATTAAGCTCATGGGACTCAAAATTGAGATCCCTGGACTCTCTGGAGCCGCCGACGGAGCGCCGGTGGAAGGAATGTCCCGTGTTCGCCACCCGCTCTTGCTTGAAGCGGTGCTCCGCTTCCAAGCTAACGCGAGGAGCGAGTTGCTCCCGACTGATGGGCCAGTAAAGATCCGCGAGGACAACAACAATGCCAACCTCGCCTCCGATCAACTCGCCGACGACCTCGAAAACGATCTCAACCATTATCTCACCTCGACCGCCAAAGAGTATTATCCCGACACCGACCGGATGCTTCTCATGCTTGGCTTTGGTGGTACTGCCTTTAAAAAGGTTTACTTCTGCCCCCTCCGTGGTCGCCCAGTCAGCGAATCAATCGACGCCGACGACCTCATTGTTAACAATGCCGCAACTGACCTGAGCAACGCCAAACGTGTCACCCACCGCATCTACATGCGGCCATCGACCGTGAAACGGATGCAGATCCTCGGTGTTTACAAAGACATTGAGTTGAGCACGCCGAAGCAAACGGACTACGATGCTGCCCAGCGCGAGAAAATGTCGCAACAAGGCATCGCCCCCGACTCCATGAACCCGGACGACCGTGATCGTGAGATTTACGAATGCTATTGCGAGCTGAGCATCACCGGCTTCGAGCACAAGTTCAAGCGCAAGGAAACCGGCCTCGAGATCCCTTATCGCGTCACCATCGACGCCAGCTCAAAACAGATCTTATCGATCGTTCGGAATTATGATGAAGACACTAAAGACCTACCTGAAGCTCGTTCGAATTTCGTCAAATACACCTTCGTACCGGGGATGGGCTTTTATGACATTGGTCTCTTGCACATCCTAGGGAACACGACGAATGCTATCACTGCTGCTTGGCGCGAGCTTTTGGATGCGGGCATGTATGCCAACTTTCCTGGCTTCCTTTACGCCGACACAGGCGCACGCCAAAACACAAACATTTTCCGAGTTCCGCCCGGCGGCGGCGCATTGGTCAAAACGGGTGGCATGCCAATCAATCAGGCGGTCATGCCTCTCCCGTATAAAGAGCCTTCCGCCGCTTTGATGACGCTTGTGGACAACATGGCCCAAACCGGCATGCGCATTGGCGGCACAGCCGAGCAAGCGGTGGGCGAAGGCAAGCAGGACGCTCCGGTCGGCACGACCATTGCCTTGATCGATCAGGCGACGAAGGTTTTGAACGCTGTTCACAAACGGATGCACGCCGCCCAAGCCGAAGAGTTCTCGCTCCTTGTGCGTTGTTTCAAGGAAAACCCTGAATCGTTCTGGCAGAAAAACCGTCGCCCAGCACGGAAGTGGGATCAGGAAACGTTCATTCGTGCCCTCAATCAGGTCGACCTCGTGCCGCATGCTGATCCAAATACGGCCTCTCAGACCCAGCGTCTCATGAAAATTGTCGCACTGAAGCAGATCCAGGCCCAAAACCCAACGCTTTACGATCCGATTGCCATTGACAAAGCTGCATTGCAAGCGGTCGGTTGGTCGAACCCTGAGCAATTCATGATCCCGCCGCAAGCCCAAGGCGCTCCGCCTCCGGAAATGCAGCAGAAAATCGCCGAGCTTCAAATGAAAAAGCAAGACTCGGACACCAAGCTCATGGCCGCAAAGGGCAAAATCGCCCTCGAGCAAGCCAAGATCCAACTCGATCACGCGAAAATGCAGCAAGAAGGCTTGGCCGGTGGCCAAACTGGCCCAACCGACCACGACAAAAAGGTCGATCAATCGGAATTGATGATCAAGCAGCAGCTCGCCAACGTGAAAGCAGCTGAAGTGAAAATCAAAGCGGCCCAGCTCGCGGCCTCTGCGAAAAAGGACAGCATGGACAATCAAGTCGATGAACAGGAAATGCTCGCAAAAGAGCGCATCCAGATGATCGACCTTGCCCAGAACATCGCCGTTCATCCTGAAAGCGAACAAGTCATCCGCAATCTGCTGGGCACGGTTATCCCAGCCATCACTGGGAGCAAGCCCCAATGACCAAAAACATCATGCGCCTCGCTCGTAACGTAAAGCCTATCCGTGTTGGATTAAGTGACGGCGGCGAATTGAAAGATCCCACCAAACGTGCGGCGTTCATGAACTTGTTCACGCCTCGGGCAGCCGAAGCCAATTTGCCAGCAACCATTCAGGCCTCCGCTCCGGCTCCTATGCCCCAGCAAATGCCTTCCAGCGGCCCTGCATCGGCCGAGAACCCTGACCTCATCGCTCAGGCAACCAAAACGTTGATGGAGGCTCCGGTAACCCGGAGGAAGTTTTTGGAAACCTCTCGCAATGCTGTTGCGGCGGCGAACCAGGCAAAAAATATTAATAAACTTTTGAAACCAAAAAAGTTTGCAAAACCTCCGATGAGCGACGAAGCAAAGCAATTTATCGCAAGATCTTTGCTGACTGAACGTGTAAATACAGACCACCCTGCCGTGAAAGGTCTTTTTAATTATGCGGAAGAACTTTATCCGGAATTGGATGAATTTATTGATAATCGTCCGGATGACGAAATGGATCAATTTGATCTTCATTCCCATCTGATGGAAGAAAATCCTCGGCGCATGATTGATTTAATTCATGGCGGCGGAAACCATGTTTCATACATGCAACCAGATTTGGAAGATGAAATTTATAATCGCGCAAGGCATCATTTCAAATCTGAATTTGAAAAAATTTCAGGCGAAAAAATTTCTGATGAGGAACTTAAAAAATTAATCTCCGAGGCTGAAGAAAATTATTCAGGACAAGGCAATTTTCACGACGAGCAAGAGCCAGAGCACAAAGCCTTCGGTGGTCCAGTCGGCATGAACGTGACCGGCACGATGCTTCCCCCGGTCTCCACGGTCCCGCAAAACAATGCCCCGACAAGTTCGGTCGGCGGTAATGCAATTTCCCCCATCCCATTGGTCACCTCGATGAATCCAACGGCCTCGACCGCTGCAACAACCACCGCCGCAAAAGCTGACGGCGGACGCATTGGCAAGGACGGTGGCGGAAGTCTCTCCGAGCGCCGTGCAGCGGCTCAAGCAAAGATCAAGGAGCTTTCCGCCCAGCTGCGCAACCATGCGCCTGGAACGCCGGAGCATGAATCCTTGAAGCAAGCGATAAAAGACCAAGGCCAAATCGTCGCGCAAAAGGGCGAGGCTCCTCCTCCGCAGAAAGTTGTCGGCATTGGCCACAACAATCCTCCTGAAGAAACCCCAATTCGCGTGACGAATAAGTTGGGAACCTATTCGCATGCGGCAGAGGTTGCGGAAAAGGCTAACGTTGATAAAATGTCGCCGAGCGAATGGGTAAAATACCTCGGCAATCAAAAAGGCGTCAAAGAAGAAGAACTTCGTTGGGCCAATATTGAAGGAATGACTCCGGAACCGGGCAAAAAGTCCGTCAGCCGTCAAGCTGTCGCTCGCCGTTTGGAGGATGCAAACCTCGAAGACTACACAGAGAATGTTCGTTCTTATAAATATTACAAAGATGCGACCGGTGCTCCATTAGGTCGGCAAGAACAAGCCAGAGCGGTCGCTTCAGATGCGCTGAAAGATCCTGAACTTTTCAAAAAAATTTACGGCGAAGATCCTGACGTGGATCAAGATCTTCATTACGCTGAAGAGGATCTAAAAAGTCAGGGCTACAAAAATGAATTGCTTCATCAGGCGCTTGCTGATCATTTAGCCAGCAATCATTATTATGGAATAAGCAAATATTTAAGAAGCGTCGAGCCACGGCATGAGCAATTTTCTTTAAAAGGAAGAGGAAAAAACGACAACTATCGCGAGATTGTTGCGCAATATAAGCCTGACCATCCGCTTTACAAATATGATACTCATTATCCTGAAGACAATCCTTTATTCCATGTGCGTTTGACAGATCTTCATACTCCGGAAGGCAAAAAGCTTCTTCACGTCGAAGAGGTGCAAGGCGACTGGGGCCAGCAGGGTCGTGGAAAATTTAGCCCTGATGCAAGTAAAAAGGGCGAGCTTAGAAAAAAATTCGAGCAGCTCGATAATGATTATGACGAGGCTAATGGAGATTTTCGTAGTGCAAGGGATGAATTCCATGAAAAACTTGAAGCGCCTCTCATGCAGCATTCTAGGGACTTTGAAAAACTTGTTTATGATAAAGATGGGGATTACACCGAGTTTTGGAGAAATCTTCCGACTGAACAGCGCCGAACTCTCAGAAACGAGCATCAAAAGCAAACTGATGCATTAAATAGAGAGCTTAACGACAAAATTTCGACGCACGAAGCGAACAATTATGAAAATACAGAGGTCGAATCTTTCGCAAAACGGAAAAAAGAGCTTGCTAATTTGCGAAGCAATGCTTGGGGTGAATATCACAAAGTTAAAGATTTGATCCCCGAAGGTCCGCACGTGACCGACACCGACAAATGGACGAAGTTGGCAGTGAAGCGGGTTCTGAAGGAAGCAGCAGAAGGCGGCTATCACGGTATCGTTTTGACTCCGGGAAGCGAACAAAGCAAACGCTGGCAAGGACAACCCGGCGTTCAGCAATATT